CGTCTAATGAGGTAGCCGTATACGGAACGATTAATTCATCTGCTGGAACAAACTTTGATACAGCTCGTCCCATGTTTACATCATAGTAAACTTTTTTAAATGTTGATCCTGCTAATGGTAAATGAAACAACATAGAATCAAACTCAGCTTCATACTCTTTCATTTGATCCATAATTAAATAATTCATAAAATCTTTTACACGTGTTGCTTGTTGTTCTGTGGCTGCACTTTTTGTTCCCATAATTTGTGTTCTCACAGGTCCATCACTTGGTAATAATTCTTTGTAAGCTTGTGCTTGAAATTGTGTAACAGCTTCTGCCATCACTGGATGTGTTGCACCACTAGCTCCTTGAAATGGCTCTGTTCTGTTTTCATATTTAAATCCTAAAAGATCTAAACCTTGTATGTATCCTTGCTCCCAATCTTTTCTGGATGCTTTGTAGTCCATATAATTTTGAACCATCTCATTACCTATTGGCTCTAGTACATCGTCTGGTAAAAGATCTGCTAAATTATCAAAGTGTGATTCGGTTCCAGGGACGTTGATTGATCCTGGTTCAAAGTCTAATGTTACACCACCATCTTCTTCTGGTATAACTTCAATCGGTCCTTTTTGTGGTTCTTCCTGAACGACAACTTCTTCTTGTAATTCCTTTTCTGAAGGAACTTCAAGTTTGGTTCTAGTGTTCGGGAGTCCTTTATCTATATCTGCCATTTATACTCCTATAAGTTTCTAACACGGTTTTTTAAAGATCGCAACCCTTGTGAATCTGGATTCATCGATACTGTTTGTGGGCCTTCGTCTATGCCACCAGATAACCCTGCAATACCACCACCTGCTGCCATAAAAGGGTCACCTAAATCAAATTGTGATTTTCTTTCTTGTCCTCTAATATCATATTGTCTTTGTAATTCTGCCTCCGTTGCTAAATCATCAGCTTTATTTTGTAGATATAGATCCACATCTATTTCACCATCAACCATAAAAGGATCAGAGGCTTGTCTTAATTCAGGTAAAATATTTTCAAATTTTTTCTTGTTTCTTATTCTTTGACCTCTAGTGCCAAACTGTGATAATCTTTCTAGTTCATCAAATCTTGCACCAACTTCATCTAATTTTTGAGCTTGTCCGTAGGCTGAATTTATTTTTTTTAATTCAGCGTCTCTAAGTTTTTGATCCATGAATCCAAAAGTAGCTACGTTTTTTGCTATATCTATTCCAGGTCTACCTGCTTGATAGTCATACAAGGCAAAAGGTAAAGCAAATGCTGCTTCATAGGCTAAGGCTGCTGGTCCTAAAATATTTTTCATAACTCTCACACCTTGAGCTGTTTTAGTTAAATTTTTAAAATTTCTTTGATCTCCTGGTGATAAATTTTTTGGATCAGTTGATCGTAATTTTTGCGCACCTTTAATTGCACATGCTTGTAAATTTTGCCCTTCAAAAAATCCAACACGGCCACCTGTTGCTTTTCCAGGACAACCTATTCTAGCTAGTTGTATTTGTTCTGGGTTTTCTAAAGATTGAATAAGTTGTTTTTGTGTTTGCATATCCTCTGTAACTTTCATGCTGTATCCAACGTTTTTATAAGACGTATCAAAAGCCTTTTGTAAGTTTTTACTAAAATCTTTATATTGAGTTATAGCTTTACTTGGTGGATTTTTAAGATCAAACTCTGGTAATTTTATATTTTTCTTTTCTTCTGCTGTTAAATAAATTGGTTTAGCACCTTTCCTCACGTCACCAGGATTAACTGGTTGATTTAAAGCTCTAATTTTTTCTTTTTCAAAATTTTCAACTAAACTATTCACTGCTGCTTTTTCACTTGTGTTTAATTGATTATATTTTCTACCTTTAAATATTTCTTGTAATTTTTTGTGTGTTCTTGAAAGTGCAGAATCAATGTATGCACCTTTAATAGCACTATTAACATCTGTTTTTAATCGTTGAGTAAATATAGCATATGGTGATAAGTTTCTTCTTGCAGAAGCTGTTAAACTAAATATTTCATCGGGAGACTCTCCTTTATCTAAAAGATTTCTTATATCTGTTTGATACTTACCTATGAATGACTCTCCCTCTGTTGCTCCTAATGCCTTATCGACAACATTTCCATAGTAGTTGTACAACACGCTTGACATTCCATACCTATTACTTCTGCCGCCTATTTCTTTTCCAGTTGCAATAATTTTATCAGCAACATTGTTATTTATTTTAATTCCTAAATTTTTGTACATGTTTGTTGTATCTGACATAGCCTCTGCCATTTGAAACAACCTTCGACTTGCAATAGATGCATCACCACCAACAATTTCCGTTGCTCTAGTTAACAAAGCTGTTTGTGTTTCTCTGTTTAATGGTTTAGTAAGTAAATTTTTAATTGTAGGATCGTCGGCAATATCTTTTATTTGTTTATTCATATTGGCATTTAATTTTATTCTAGTAGCGATACGACCTTTGGCTTTTCTTACTTCAGAAGTTTTTTCTATTAGGTTATTAAGTTTTTTTGTATTAAAATTTTCTCCTGTTAAAACACTAATTCTATCAAGTAAAAATTTTTTATCATTTGCATTTAGTTTGCCTCGCACATTAAAAAATCCTTTTTCTAAATTTTCTCTTCCACCTAAGTCATAAATCATACCCATGTTCTCAGGTAATAAATGTGCTGCAGCTTCCACAGCATCAGTAGTGGTGTTATGATTAGCAAAACTTTTTGCTACCATGTCTAAGTATCTAAATTTTTTTCTATCTATTTTAGGATATTTTTCACTAGCTAATTTAAAATTTTCTAATTCATCAAATTGGTCCACTGCTAATTTAAAAGCTAAATTAGTTCTTTTAAAATTAACTTTACCGGCATTCTTCGTACCAGGTGGCTGAACAAAACCAGCAAGTCTTCCTATTTCTTCAATAGTTGCTGCGTGACCTTTGTTCTTTTTAATAACATTAAGCACCTCAAATGCATCATTTAATTCTCTAGTATAAATTTTACCGATAACTTTTTTTGTTTTTTTATCTATAAGTTTTCCTCTATAATCAGGATCTAATTCTCTAACTGATCTAGGATCTATATATCCTCTTTTATTTGGTTCGAGCACTTTAGGTGGTTCAATAGTTAACTTATCTTCTTTATACCCCTGCCTCGTGCCACCAAAACCTGGTTGCACTAACATACCACCACCGGCAAACGGATTACGTGCGTTGAAGTCATCAAACATTTCTCTGTATGACGCGGCAGCGGGTCTGTCGATTTTATCTGCTGTGGTTACTTCGTCGTCGTCGAATAGATCTATAATACGTAATAGTTCTTCATCCATGTTATTCTCCTAACATGTAAGCAAGACCACCACCTGCTTTTTTAATTGGTGGGACATCAGTTTTTGCCTCTTCAATAATTTCTTTTTTAATTTGTTCTGCCATATCGTCAGCATCAGCCATCGTTCCATCTCGATCAAATATAACTTCGTACTCATCATATTCATCTGCTGGTGTTCCTTTAGTTCCTTCATCAGCCATGCCTTTACCAGACTTATATTGCATAACACTTCTGTTATTAATTGTGTCAAAAGTTTTTTCACCATAACTTGCAACACCTGTTTTATCTTTTATAATCTCTATATCCCCTGATGTAATATCTTCTGTCATTGTATACTCGTCACCATTTTTACCTGTGTAAGAATATTCGTTCACTCTTTCTTGAGGTTGTACTTTTGATGGCTTACCATATTTTTTAATTTTTTCTGCTAGCTCAAAAAAATATGGCGGTGGTGAAGTTGGTGTCACTGTTTGTTTTGCAACTTCTTTTGCAGCTTGTTTACCACCAAGAGATAATAATCCTGACTTAACTGCTCCGATTCCTGCACCAATGCTACCCATCAAAGCTAAAAAAGCTCTACGAGTCATCCCTGTTTTTAAACCTACACGTCCACCTTGTGCAAGGTCTTCTGGGTCTTCTATTTCTTTCATGTCATCCATTAGTCGTTTTGTTTCTTTTTCCTCAAATCTTTTTTTTGCTAAACGATCGTATGATTTACCGTAAATTTTTACTTGCTCTCTTATTGGCAGGTCATCATATTTTAAACCTAATTTTTCTGCTACATCCTCTGCAACAAGAGTTGCATCAACTTTTAAATCATTGGCAAATCCTGGTGATACGTTATCGATAGCAGAGTCTAATACATCTTCTATCGATTGTTCTGCTGATTGTATTGGAGCTGCAATATCGTCTTTGCCACCACGACTTCCTGGTGGAGGTAGATCATCCTCAATCTGTCTACCACCCATAATACCTTTTGATGTATCAATAGGTTTTTTAGTTTCTAGACTAACAACTTTTTTTTGATCTTCTAATCTTTTTAATGCTTCTTGTCTGATTTTTATTCTGGCTAAATTATCAGGTTGTTTACCAGTGGCTTTAACATAACCTCTGGTTAGCTGACCAATCATCTCCATCAAAGTCATTCCGAATTTAATCATCAGTAATAATTCCTTTTACGTTGCTCGACTTTTTCGTCGACATAATCTTCAGGGTGACCGATTAGACCGCCCTGTCTAAATCGCATGATAGCTTGTGTTGTTGAGTCGACCAAGTCATCATGATCCCCGTATGGAAAT